TTTAAAAGGCCCGATAGATATGTTGACTTTGTATGAAAATAAATATAAACAAGAAGTACAGAAGTTTGCTAACGAGCAAGTCGGTAGACGAAGAAGAGATGACTACACAGATGGCACTGTTCGAATACCGGTAAACTCAGTAAACCCGTAGGAGATTATTATGGCAATAACATCAGCAATATGTTCAAGTTTTAAACAAGAACTTTTACAAGGTAAACACAGTTTTGAATCTTCAGGTGGACACACTTTTAAGATTGCTTTGTTTACAAGTTCTGCATCTTTAGGTGCAGCTACAACTGATTACTCTACTTCAAACGAGATATCTAATACGTCTGGATCTGCATATTCTGCAGGTGGTGCAACCTTAACAAACTCTGGTGTATCATTATCTTCAACAACTGCATTTACAGACTTTTCTGATGTGACTTATACATCAGCTTCTTTCACTGCAAACGGAGCTTTAATTTATAACACAACAACAGACGGTGGTTCGGGAACAACTGATGCTGTTTGTGTTATTGCATTTGGTGGTGACAAGACAGCAAGTAATGGAACATTCAAAATAGAGTTTCCAACAGCAGATTCTTCTTCAGCAATAATTAGATTAGCGTAGGAGGTCGACAATGTCGACGACTTCAGGATGGGGCAGGTTTACCTGGGGCCAAGCTTATTGGAATGCTGACACAACTTTAAAAACAGGTTGGGGTGCACAAGCTTGGAGTGATGGTGAATGGGGAGAACTTAAAGATGCTATCGCACTTCCAACAGGTTTATCTATTACATCCAGTGTTGGATCAGTAGATGTACCTGATCAAATAATTACACCTACAAGTTTTGAAATAACATCATCACAAGGTGAAGCTTTTATTCCTGTTATGATAGAAGGAATATCAGCAACGTTTTCAATTGGTTCAGTATCTGTAGTAGATATGCAGATAGGACTAACTGGTCAGTCTGCAACAACTTCTATTGGATCTTTAACAGTCAATGATATGACTATTGGTTTAACAGGCCAATCATTTACTGCAAGTCAAGGAACAGCAAAAGCACCAAACGAAACAGCTATACTATCTGGCGTATCAATCACATCAGCACAGGGAACAGCACAAGGTATTTCCTCACAAGAAGCACAATTAACTGGAGTGTCATTTAGTGCTAGTCTTGGAACTGTAACAATACCAAATGATGTGGTTCAGCCATCAGGATTAGAAGCTACTTTTGCTCAAGGAACTATTGTAGGTTTAGGTGGAGCGGTAGCTCAACCAACAGGTCAATCTGCTACAGCTTCCGTTGGATCTTTAACAATAGAAGAGGGTCTAGGATTAACTGGTCAATCGTTTAGCGCTAGTGTGGGAGCTATAACACCTGTTGATATGCAGGTTGGATTAACAAGCTTATCTATAACCACTAGTATTGGAGCAGTTGATATCTTTGCATATGGAGATGTTGACACTGGCTCAAATACGTCTTATAGTAACGTTTCGACAGGATCGAATGATACAATCTATAGCAGGTGGAGCTCAAACAACTGCGTTAGCAGTTTCTGATGGATCAACTGGTGCAGAACTTTCTCATAGAATGATTGAATTTACAGGAACAATCACAGGTAATCAAATTGTAACAATACCTTTAGATGTTCAAACTTTTTATTTTTTAAGAAACTCAACATCAGGTGCGTACACAGTTCAATTTAAATATGCGTCTGGTTCAGGAGATTCGTTTACTTTTTCAACAACAGATAAAGGTGATGCTATAGTATTTGCAACTGCAAGTGATGGCACTAACCCTAATATCGATACAATAGCTTTAGGTATTTCAAATATTGTAGAAGATACAACACCACAACTTGGTGGAAATTTAGATACTAACTCACACAATATTTTAATTGATGATGCTCATTTTATTGGTGATGAAAATGGTAACGAGCAAGTAATATTTCAAACAACATCGTCTGCGGTAAATCAAATAGATGTAACTAACGCTGCAACAGGTAATAGTCCATCTATTGAAGCAACAGGTGATGATTCAAACATAGATTTAACAGTAGGTCCAAAAGGAACTGGTAAAATTATAGCTAAATCTGGAGGTACAAATCCAGGCTCAATTCAGCTTAATTGTGAAAACAATAGCCACGGGATTCAACTTATGTCACCCGCACACAGCGCAGGTCAAAGTTATGTTGTAAAATTTCCAACAGGGAATATAACAGCAGGGACATTTTTAAAAGTAGATAGTATTTCAGGGTCAGGGACTACGGCTACAGGTCAATTATCCTTTGATTCTTCACCAGCAACAACAGGAAAAGCTATTGCAATGGCGATTGTTTTCGGATAAAAGGAGTAAATTATGGCAGCACCAAATATAGTATCGGTATCATCAATCATAGGAGAATCCCAAGGTTTTGAATTGGGTACAACTACTACCACAGCTTTAATAACTGTGGCATCTGATAAATTAGTAAAAATTAATAGAATTTCAGTAGCAAACATTGACGGAACAAACGCAGCTGACGTAACTGTAGGAGTTGATAAAGCAACAAGAACTTCAGCGGCAACAGGTTCATCTGTATCTGGAGCTCTTTTTAAAATAGCTAGCACTGTTTCAGTTCCGGCTGATGCGGTTTTAGTTTTATTAGACACACCTATCTATTTAGAAGAGGGCGATGTATTAGAAGGCGGAGCAAGCGCAGCATCAGACTTAACCCTTTTTGTTTCATATGAAGTTATAGACGACGCATAGGAGGTTTAGATTATGGCTGGAAATGGCGGAGTAATTGGACCACCTAACACGGTAACTGCAATATGTCAGTCTGAAGTTATTCATACTAAAACATCATCAGGAACTTTTACAACAGCAGCAAACACAACTTCAATAAACGCAGTCATTGTCGCCGGAGGTGGTGGCGGTGGAAATGGAAGTGGTTCTCAACCTGCGGGTGGTGGTGGAGCTGGTGCTGGTGGAGCAAGAATTATATGTTCAATTCCAGTTAGCGGATCAACACCTTATCCAATTACAATCGGCGCTGGAGGTAGTTCTAGTGCAAATGGTAATGTTTCAACTTTAGGAACTCCAACACCTTATTCATCATCAGCTGGAGGAGCTGGTGGAGATGGAGGTGGAGCAGGAAGTCCTGGAGGATCTGGTGGAGGCGGCGGAGGCGCTGCTGGATCAGGTGGAGCTAAAGGTTGTGGAAACTCAGGAGGGTATAGTCCTCCAGAGGGTAGTGATGGAAGTGCAACTCCAGGAACATCTTCTGAAGCTGCTAATTCTGGATCAGGAGGTGGTGGTCAAAGCAATGTAGGAAGTCCACTATTATCTCAATCTAGAGGTGGAAGAGGTGGTGCAGGAATTACTGTTCCAGGTTGTTTTCCTGGAATACCAAGTTGTAGTAAATACGCTGGAGGTGGTGGTGGCGGTGGAAACGATCCAGGAGGTGGAGGTGGAATATTTGGAACACCAGCACCAGGAACTTGTACAACACCACAGTTTGGTGGTGGTAATGGTGGAATCGGAGGTAGTTCTGGTGGTGCTAGCGCTGCTGCTAATAGAGGTGGTGGCGGTGGTGGAGGATTTAATGGTGGATCTGGTGGATCTGGTGGATCAGGTATAGTGATTGTTAAAGAACCTGCACTTAGTTTAAAAACTGCACCAGGAATTTGGGATTTAAATACAGTTTATGATTTCGTAAAAGATGGTAATTGGACCAACAGTTAATTGACTAAAATAAAATTATTTTGTATATAATATAAAAGGAGTAAAAATATGGCACATTTTGCAGAATTAAAAGCAATGACAGATCCCACTGGATTTACGTCAGATTCACATCAAGTAGTACAAAGAGTTGTAGTTGTAGGTAACGATTGTGTTCCTTCAGACATGCATGTTGATGGAGAAACATGGTGTATTAATTTTTTCAAAGGTGGTATTTGGAAACAAACTTCTTATAACCATAATTTTAGAAAACAATACGCAGGTATTGGAATGGTTTACGATCCTGTGAAAGATAAATTTTTAGGACAACAACCTTTTGCATCTTGGTCATTAGATTCAAATGACT